GGCGAGAGCCTAACAGATATTTTACGGTCAATTGCCGATACTCCTGAACCAGGCGAAAAGATAGCAAGAAAAGAACGACTTGCTCAAAAGATGTGGGAAGACGCACTTGCGGGCAACTGGAAGCTCATGATCTATCTCTATGATCGGCTCGACGGGAAACCATTACAAGCCATAGAATCGAAAAACACAAACTTGAATGTTGACGTTGAAGTATCCAATCAAGACAAGGCGAAACTGAAAGCGAACATGCAAGCGATGTTTCCGGGATTGAAGATTGCGTGACTCCCGAAGCTCTTAATGCCATCATGCACGAGCAGTCGCTCGTCACTTGGCTCGCGTGGAATCATCATCGCACAAACAAGGACGAGCGAATCGACTTCGTGCGGTCGCCATATCTTCGTCAAATCTTCCTTGATCCCACCGATGAAATGATTATGTGCAAATGCTCACAGGTAGCAGGCACCGAATATCTGACCGCGTTCACATACGCCGAGCTCATTCAAGGCCGCAGCGTATTTTATGTGTTTCCCAACAAATCACTCGTCTATCGCTACGTCAATAATAGATTCAACGCGAGCTATAACTACACGAAATACTATCAGCGACTAACGAAAGAAATGGATGTCGGACAGAAGACTTCGAGCATGGCGATGGTCAAGCTCGGCAAGGGTACGGTGATATTCGTGTCCGCATTCACACCCGTGTCGTTCATCGAGTTTCCCGCGGATACGATGATCGTTGACGAACTCGATAGATGCGTGCTCGAAAACATCAACAAAGGACTCTCTCGTCTGTCCGCCAGCAAACACAAGAAGATCAAGAAAATCTCTAATCCCACAATCGAATCATACGGTATCGATGAAGAATACGCGAAATCGAATCAATACGAGTGGTATCTACGATGCGACTGCGGTAAGGAGTTCATTCCCGATTTCTTCGCGCATGTCGTACGAGATATCGGCGAGGGTAACTTCCTGATTCGTGATACCGAATACGAAGCGCATCAAGGACATGATATTCGCATGATCTGCGATTCCTGCGGACGACCGATCAACCGATATGCCGAAGGCCGATGGATTGCGAGATATCCGGAGCGCTCGTGTTCAGGATACCGCATCAGCAAGCTTTACGCTTCAACTGATTCAATCACAGAGCTCGTTGATCGATTCTCCGACGGGCTCACGAACGATAACAAGCTTCAGGATTTCTATAACTTCGATCTCGGGCTCGCCTTCACTGCGGCAGGTGCGAAGATCACCGAGCTTATGCTCGATCAGTGCATCGCTCCATACTCCATGCCGAAGGGTCTCGCTGAGGGATTATGCATAGCCGGAATCGATGTCAACTATCCTGATTTCAACATCGTGATTTTGCGCGTCACGAACGAAGATAAACTCCGCGCAGTATACATCGACACGATACGCGATTACAAGAGCTTGAAGACTCTGCTTCGGGAGTTCAAAGTCCGTTGCGGGATTATCGACGCAGGGCCAGAGCGGCGCATCAGCGCTATGCTTTGCGCGCGTATCCCCGGTATGTTCCGATGCGACTACACAACCGGAATAGTGAAAGACAAGATCGATCTACAGCTTCACAGACTCACGACGAATCGGACTATGGCGCTTGATAACGTGAAGGAAGCTGTCCTTACGAAGCGGATCGAGCTTCCCGCGAATGCGCGCAGTATCGAGGGATTTTATGCTCAGATGACGGCGAGCACGCGAGTCTACGATCCGAAGGCTCGACACGGCGAAGGCGATTACCGATGGCTCGAAGGATCGAAGGCCGACCATTATATGCACAGCATGGGTTATGCCCTGGTAGCGAAAAAATTACTTGCGATGCTTGCGAATAAATGATATACTATCTCAGCTCATAGGAGGCCACACACATGGCAGAAATGGCCGTTTCGGCTGACCAACTCGTCAATCCACAAATTCAATCGCATTACTTGAACAACGCCGAAGACAACCGTCGCGGTTACAATATCTATTACTTCAGCGAGCTCCAAGGCATAACCGGCCACATGAAAAACGGTCAGATGATGACCGGAACGGTCGAGCGCCCGCTCTTCGGGCTCTCGGTCGAGGATCGACTCGATATCTTCAAACGATGCGATATCGTGTTCGGGATCGTGACCAGCCGCATGAACAAGATCAGCGCGCTCGAATGGCAGATCGAGAAGAAGTCAAAGATCGAAGATCGCATCGTTGACGGGCTCAAGCGCAACTATCAGATATACAAAGAGTATGCAGGATCGAACAATATCAGCGACGCTGTAATCAGAATGAAAATGTTCCAGGCTGCACAACGCGAGCTCCCTGACCTCAAGCTTGACATGACAAACTTTCAGACCGCACTCCTTCGATGGCGCAAAGATATCAAGAACGAAACCACTGATAAATGCGAAGAGATAACCGACTGGCTTAATGAACCAAATATCGAAGACACGTTCGCGAACTTCATAAAGAAATGGGTGTTCGATCTTATGATTCACGGCGCGTGGTCGATGTACAAGGAGTTTGTATTAGGACGATTAGAAAATCTCTACGGCCTGCCCGGCGGCTCAGTTACTCCCCTCAAAGGTAAATATGTAGGAGGAGGCCGGGCATATTTGCAAATGATCCAGGGCATGAACGGAAAGATATATTTCGAAGACGAGATATCGTATTGTAACTATATCCCATCGACTGGTATGAGTTACGGACATGTACCACTCGAAGCGCTCGTCAATAAAATTGCGGAATCGTTGCTGTTCGATCAGCTTATGGCCGAGCGAGCTGATGGTACGAAGCCTCCGGAGAAAGCGGTCATATTCGGCGGGAAGCTTCCATTCGGCGAGTTCACGACCGAGGAACAATACTCGGTTCCGATACCTGCGGAAGAGCAGAAACGCATAGAGACGAGTCTCAACGAACCACGCAAGAACGCGATCAGAACGCTTACGGGAACAGGCACACCACTCGTACTCGATCTCTCGAAAGCCGATACTATAGCGGCACAGGAGGAACGGCAGGAGCTCATCCTGAAACACGCCGCGCTTGTGTTTGGCATAACCAACGACGAAGTCAATCTCACCGGATCAGACAACACGTCCGGACGGTCTACGAGTGAAAGTCAAGAGCGCATCGATCGCGAAAAAGGGATATACCCGCTCATGCAGATTATCGAAGGCACTCTAAATACCGAGATACTGCCGCTTCGTTACGGACATAACTTCAAGTTTACATACAAAGAAGGACTCAGCGACAGTGAGCGTCTTGATATTGAGACGAAGAAAATGGAAAGCCAGACGTATTCGGTCAATGAAGTCAGGCTCGAACGTGGAGACGACCCTTTCGAAGGTGAGCAGTTCGATTTACCGAATGGACAGGCGAAAGCTCCTCCGGACGGAAGCGAGCGCAATCCGATGAACGTTCGGGGACTGAATGGCTGAGCTCCGCGAACCTCAGATCAGTCAAGCCGATCTCTCGCCGTTGCTCTCGGGGCTGGGCGCTGATCTCGGCGTGTTCTACCGCGCTCTCATGGAGCAGGTCGAAGCTATCGTTGATCAGGCGAAACGCGAAGGATGGGACTCAGAGCGATTTATCACGGCTATAAGCGCGCTGCTCGAACCGGAAGAAGCGAGTGAGGTCGAGAAATCTCTGAATGACACGATCCGCACGAAGCGCATCGGTACGCTCTGCGGGCTTGAAGTATGGTTTGTTAACGGTCATTATATTCGAGACAACATATATATCGATTTTACCGAAGGCGGGAATCACGAGCGGTATGATTGGATACCGGATGGCGAGATATGGATTGATGAGGAAGTTAAACCCGAGGAAGTGACGGTCACTATATTCCACGAGTTCACGGAACAAAAAGTCATGTGCGAGAAAGGATGGGATTACGATCACGCTCACGATTTCGCGTCTGGATTGGAGATAGCCATGAGACAAGATGACGAGTTGAAGACAAGATTCGAGAAGCTGATACGATTAGAACCAGTGTTGAAGAGTGCGATCGATTTGAAAGTACAGAAAGCGCTTGTACTGATTCGTAGCGCGATACCGGATGATGTGTTCAAGGCAGGCGGTAAGCCGGTAGGAACCGTGAGCGAGCGTAAGGATGGGAAATACAAGAAGACTGCGCCAGGAGTGTGGGAGAAGATGACGGAAGAGGGAGAAAAGAATTTAGGAGAAGCTAAAGCAACTTATAAGCGAGATAAATTAGCTGGTAATGCATATTCTGAAGAATATGAAGGATATCCGGCTTATTATCAACTTTCTCAAAATGATATCAATGAATCTGAAAAAAGAAGTCTATCTTCTTATACAGGGACTGGATCGATATCCTTAAATAAGCAATTGAGAGAAGGAGAAAATCCTGAATCAGCAAAAGATATAGATAGCGCAATAGAAAAACAGCCTCCAGGTGATTGGGAAGTTTATAGAGGTGGAGACAATCAATTAAAAAATTATTTTATAAAAAATATAAAAACCATATCTGATTTAAAGGGTAAGATTATTTCAGATAAAGCTTTTTTAAGTACTTCTACTTCAGAAAAAGATGCTAAATCAAGATTTGCTACTCAAGATGGAGTATTTATAAAAATTAATGCAACAAATACAAAAGCAATATTGCCGTCCAGACATATTGATACATCTTCTAATCAACAAGGTGAAGAGTTCGAAGCCATATTCCCAAGAAATATGAAATTAAAGATAACAAATGCTAAGCTTATTCAATCAGAAACATTCAAGAATAAAAAGCAATTATATTTGGAAATGGAAAGGATAGAATAAAATGCCTAAACCGAATAGTGGAGAATCAAGGAACGATTTCGTCAAACGATGCGTTCCGATTGTCATGAGTGAGGGTACGGATCAGGACGCGGCTGTCGGGAAATGCGAGGGTATCTATAACAGCGTCCGGAAGTCGCTCATCACAAAAGCGTTATCCGAACTCGTGAAGGTGTTCCGTGGCTCATAAACTCTATCTCGATCCGATTCGTAAGCGCACCGGCTGGACAGGCGACAAACTCTCCGGCCTCATGAACCGCATCATAGCCGTGAATCAAGAGAAAGCTTTCACCGCTATCGGTCGTTTGCGCGCTACGCAGTTCGAGAAACAGAACGTTCGATCCGGCTCGACCTTCAAGCTCCCCGACTTATCCGAGGTATTGCCGAAGCAGTCAGTATTCGCACGTAAGGCCGCGATCCGTGGACGATTGATCACCGATAATCTACGGGACTCGCTCACCCGGGATCTACGCGCGACGCTCGCCGAGAGCAAATGGACAGGCGCAAAAGGCAAGATGAATCCTAAGCTAATCGATGCATTTCGCGAGCGCATTACGCAAAGCTTCGAAGGCTATACAAAACGCGATCCGCGCTACGGTATGCCGTCGAACATCCGGAACATCGCGGTCACAGAGATAGGAGCGACGATAAACGATGTGAAGAAGACATACCACGACCGGCTCATGCAGGCGAACCCGGATATGAAAGCGTTCAAGACGTGGAACCATTCGAGCGATCGTAAGCGGATCAAGGTACCTCGCCGCGGGCATATGCGGATGAATGGCGTCAGAGTCGAGGCGTCGGAGTCGTTTCAAGTGCCACTCTACGATGCGAAAGGGCGATATGTGCGCACCGACTCCATGGACAGGCCACATGATGAGCGCGCGCCCCTCGATCAGGTGATCGGATGTATGTGTTCGATAAATTATTCTTATATTAAGGCCGCTCGCAACGTTCACAAAGAGCTTGAAGATAATATTAGAGTATTGAAGGCCGCTGCCCCTGTTGGTACTATACATCAACGGAAAGATGGTAAGTACAAAAAGATATCTGATACAGAATGGCAAAAGATAGGGGAAGAGAAAGAATCACCGAAACAAGAGCAAAAGCAACCGGAACAGGAAAAAGAAAATGCAAGCGAAAAAATAAAACAAGAAGCTATTAAAAAGTTCGGCTTGACAAACAATATAGACGAAGCCGGTTACATAATGGACGATGGAAAACTTCTTGATTTTTCAGGTAAAAATCAAGGCGGATCATCCGGGTCGAGAGCTTTAGATCATAGAGATGTTAATACCATGGATAGCATAACACAAACCGATTCTGCTACCGAGGGTATGGTCGATTTCATGAATAAAGCTAAAGCTATAAGAATCGACAATAAACAAGGAGCTATCAATTCTATAGGTTTCCCGAATGAAGAACAGATGCAAACCATACTTCGGAATATCAAAAACTTTGAATTACCAATACGAATACAAATTGATAACGAGAAAGGCAATCAGATAGGATCGGAAGAAATCGACAGCGATAAACCTATTGATATAATAAGAGCATACGAAAAGCTTAAATCTAAATAATAATATTGACATGTACTGTAATAAGTAGTACAATATACATTAACGACTTTCTTTAAGGAGGGATGGCTACTGCATATAGCCGTTCCTCCACTTTAATTAGTTCACGCGCTAACCGCGTGCCGAGGAATGCTTCCTACGGGAAGTTGATAGGCGAAAGGTAAGACGAATCAGGTCTTACTTTTCGCCTATTTTTTTTGTCGCGGAGGTTGAATGGCCGACATCGAACACACAGAGAATCGACGGATTAAGATTTTCTTTTCTCCGTATGGTTTCAACGAGAAGACCCACGCGGTTGAAAAAGACATGAACGGGAAGAAACGTCGATATCTCAAAGGCGTGAGCTCGGGCGTGCACGTAGACGGCCACGGCGAAATGATGACGCCGAATTGCATCAAGAGTTTTCAGCGACAGGCCGAATCCGGCGATATCTTGCTTTATGAAGGCTTGCATGGTGTGAACTTCATCGACGATATCGGACGGCTTGAGAAATCCGAAATCCTACCGAATGGCGATTGGCTTACAGAGTACCGTCTTTACGATGATGACGATGGAATGGGACAGACTACAACCGAGAAAGCTGACAAGCTCTGGAAGCAAGTCAATGGTCTTCCGCCTTACAAGTATCCACGACAAAAAGGGTTCTCGATCGAAGGCGAAATACCGAAAACCGGAGTAGTTCATATGAATGAATCCGGAAAACGTGTCATGGATGATGTCAAGCTCGACGGTGTTGTTGTCGTACCCCGTCCGGCTTATTTATCATCGGTTGCCCAGGCAGTATACAAAGCACTGGGTATCAATCCTCCGTATGTCATCCGAAAAAATCTAACAGTCTCGCTTAAGGACATAGTGGATGAGTCGGAGAAAAAAGAAATCTATTTCAAACGCAAATGGCAGATCGAGGAAGCGCTCGAATGCGAAGTGAAAGAGATTATGTTGAGCGGCGAACAGATAGATGAACGGCTCAACATGTTATTCGACGAATACAGGAATCTTATGATTGACCTGATATTATCCTCTGCGGAAATGTTCAAAGCGGATGCTCCTGCGGGAGATGTTCCAGCCGTAAAGGAGGCAGCGGGCGCGATCAGCACTCTGATTGAAAAGCTCAACGCCGAATTACGTGTACTACAAGGAGTGTAACGCATGTTAACACCAGAACAGAAACAAGCTCTGATGAATGCGAAAGCTTTGATTCAGGAAATCGAAGCTATGGAAGGCGGATCGCAGGAAGGCGACGCACCGGCAGACAAACCAGAGGCACAGGAGGCACAAATGGCATTCAATCCAGACGAACAGATGGGCGATCAGCCGGAAGGCGAAAACGCAACACAGCCCAAAGACGAGAAGAAACAGCCGGAAGTCAAGGAGAGTTTCACGAAGAAAACATACAAGGATATCTCTCAGATGGCTACACCGGATGCATCGACCGCAAGGGACAAAGCAGAGGACAAAGTAGACGATATTCCGGATCAGGACGAAGAGAACATCGGCGAAGTTGCTAAGGCACTCGCTACAATCGCAAGATCATTACAGGCAAAGAACGTGGCCAAGAGCGCAACACCTACAGGTTCGGAGCTCGTGGGAGTCATCAACGAACTGACGAAAGTCGTCAAGTCGATGATGGAAACACAGAAGAATCAGGGCGCAGTGCTCGAAGACGTTCTCGAAGGTCTCGGAGTCGCAAAGAGCATCGAAGCAAAACAGGAAGCTCTCAGAGTCGAGAAATCGAACGAACGCAGACCCGTGGCCACTACCGATACAAACCAGGTATTACTCGAAGTAACGAAAGCGCTTCAGGCTATCGCAGGCAACAAGGGTGATCAGACCTACACGGTCGGAAACAACTCCTCCGATGTGAGGAAATCCCTCGCCGAGAATATCGAAGCACTTTTACCAGTACGATATTAACAAGGAGAATGAAACATGCCCGATATGTTTTCACAGTACAATATATTCCGACAGGAAAACAAGAGCCTGATTCGGAAAGCACTCGATTCGAGCACGGGAGTCGGCGGAGCGCTTATCCCGGAACACCTCGAAAAAGTAATCACAAACACGTTGCCCAGGTTGAGACCGGAGCTCGCGATGATCACATCCAAGTACGATCCGCAGAAAATCCACTCATTCAACCGGCTCACAGCTCTCCCGACAGCGGACGGAGCTATGGGCGAAGGTGCAACAACCCCGACCTATAACAGCACATACGCGCGTGCAACAGTCGAGCTTAAGGTTATCAGACGAAAAGGCGCAGTGACGAACTTCTTGCAGGATACATCGAAGACCTATATCGATGCAGCCGCCGCAGAAATGGAAAATCACCTGATTGCTCACGTCTACGATCTCACCACGCACATGCTTCACGGCAACGCGATAGCGAATCCATACGCCTTCAGCGGATGGGATCGATTCATCGCGACCAATCGCCATAACGAAGCAGTCGGCGGAGCAGTCCCGACCGACCTCACATTCCTCGATACGATGATCGATGATAACATGGATCGACAGGGCGCGGCACATCGGAAAGTGTTCCTCATGTCGCCACAGATGCTCTCGAAGATCAGCCGCCTCTTGACGAACGTACGACTCAACCAGGGACTCGTAGGAGCAGGTCTTTCGACAGTCGATATCCCAGGCGGATGGAGACTCGCAGCGTACAGAGACATCCCGATCATCCAGACCTCGCAGACCAGACCGAAAGCGAAGATGACCACGGTCAGCATCGCTACAAACCCGGCAGGTTCGGGTGGAGCAATTGCCAACAGCGCGACCAACTATTTCAAAGTAGCAGCGGTCACATGGGACGGTGAAACACTCGCAAGCGACGAGGTCACAGTAGCGACAACCGGATCAAGCGTGTCAACGATCACTCTTTCATGGACAGCTTATCCCGGAGCGTTCTACTACAAGATTTACTACAACGCATCGACAACCGGCGCTGAAACATTGATTAAGGTTATCGCAGCGAAGAACTATGACGGAACCGGAACGATCACGACAGCGGTAACAAGCGTAGTGCTCACGACAGTAACAGCCGACACCAACGCGACAACCGGATCTATTACGACAGCCATGGCAAATGATGTTCCGCTCGTCGGAACAATCGCGACAGGCGACATCCCGGAGAATGTATATTTCATCGATCTCGATGAGTTTCAGGGAATGGGCGGCCTGCCATACACCAACAGTGCGGGATCGAGATTCCAAGGGCTCGTTACTATCGAACCACTCGCGAAGACGGATGATAACATCCCGTTCCTCGTCAAAACCTATTGCGGACTCAAAGACGCATTCGAAGCCACATGCTCGGCATGGCGAGGGCTCAAGGTAAAATAATGCCGGTTATCACGTCCAAAGAATATAACCAGATAGTAAAAGAAGTCGAGCAGGTTGAGGAAACTCAGCCTGCCGATTCTGTATCGGTTATCGAACCGGAGATTGAGCTCCGCGAGCTCATGCACCCGGATTGGACACCAGGGAATAGTATAACGTGCAAGATAAAACTCGATAGCGGTGAAGAAGTGAAAATAGAATACGGTCGAGTAGCGACACGTAAAGCATCGGTTTATCAAGAACTTATCAAGCGCGGATACATTCCCTGCAAACTTTACGAGGAGGTAAAATGAAACAGAACCTTACCCGTGCAGAAGCTACGGCAATAAATGCGCTTATGCCCGGTAATCAATTGTTCGGAGTCGGAGATGTTCTCATGTTCGCTTCGAATATGCCAATAGGAGTAACGCATTACTATGTCGATGGCGTTAACGGAGTCGCTGGGAATGACGGTCTTTCAAAGACTACACCGTTTAAAAAGATTCAGGATGCGGTCGATAAATGTGGACTCTACAAAAATGAAGTCATTCACGTATTGCCGGGAAGTGGAAGAGACAAATCATCTTTCTACGCTGGGAAATATGATGAAGCCGTGAATATACCTGGAAGCGTTGGCGGAGTAATCATAATCGGAGAAGCTCCCGCTGGCGGAGTTGGTATACGATCGACAAGCACAACTTCAATAGCACTCACTGTCAGAGGGGATGATATCACCTTGATCAACATCGGAGTATCAGGCGACGAAACACCCCTTTATGGTACGAAAGTAACTGGTGAGCGGTTCAAAGCCGTAGGATGCAAGTTCGAGATGAATAACAATCTCGGTACTGCGTTCTTGTTCATCCCAGGTCAAGAAACAGCTCAGGCTGCTAAAACCGATGGAAGCGCCAGCGATGCTCAACTCATCGACTGCGAGTTTGCGTGGGCGGCTAAAGGGCTCGTATTCGCATCACTTGTAGGGGTAGGCGGATCAAATCTCGCAACAACACAGAATAAAGTGATCGGATGCAAGTTTCATAACTGCTCTACAAACTGTATTGGAGAAATTGACAACGGTCCTGGAATCGGATCGGTCAGAAATGTACTGATTCAGGGCTGCCAGTTCGACAATCTTGAAGATGCGACAGCTCCATCAGTCTATATTGATCTCAATTCTACAAATAGCACCGGTCTGATCACAGACAATAGCTTCGCACTTGCTACAAATGCGATAGCAAAAAATACTATCGCCGCCGGTGTACTTTGGGTAGCAAACAAAACAGAAGCGGGAGTATCGACAGCAAGACCGGCTTAATCACAGGGCGGAGTAATCCGCCCTTCTTTTACCAGGAGGAATCATGGCATATAAAGAAATGGACGTTTGCGGAGAGAACACCGGAGATGCTCGTAAGGTGGCATGGGAAAAAGAAGTCAATCTCGTCGCATCAGGCAATAGCGATTGGATTCTTGTTCCTGATGAGGTACAGGGGTTATCGGTTACGCTCTCATTCACAGGCGGAGGTTCGGGTAAGATGCAATCAACTACCGATAAACTCGATACCGTAAAGAACGGTTCACCCGTTGCGGTTGATTGGCCGCTCGGCGAAGTCTCATCGAATACACAGGATTTCTGCCTTCCGGTTACCGCAATCAGAGCGGTTCAAATCAACGCCGGAACGCTCAAGATGACAGCGAGGGCACAATAATGACGTGGATAGGCAATCTTCTTTCTACGATTCAGGCAACATACACAAGACTCACGGTATCAGCGAAGAACTCGGCGAACAACGTCACGGAAGCGGACGTAATAGGAAACAAAACCGATGATGAATCGGGAAACTCGATAGCCGCTAAGGCTTTCATGCTTGATACGCATGCTCACTCAGCTTGCAATGTATATCCAACTCTTGCCAACGGAGTTACAGTTACCGGAGCGGCTGGAGCATGGGCACTCGGAGCATTCGAAGTGTTGGTACCGGCGAACACAATCACCGATCCATTCGATATTCATCATATAAACGTGTCAGCATACAACGCTAACGACACCTTCGAGCTCGTCCTTTATTCTGGAGCAGATGGTCACGAAGTAGAAATAGGGCGTGTTCGGTTCACTCGTACAACGAACGTAGGATCACCAGCGCATGTCCCGTTTCAATCTCCTATCAACGCGGCCAATACTCAGATCAAGGCAAAGATAGCATCGCAAGCCGGGACATCCAACACGGCTACGATATCGATCATGTATCACACGTACTAAGGAAAACCATGATACCGACACCCGCAGAATGCAGAGCTTATCTCGAATCTTACGGACTCAATCAGACAGCGACATACACGCTCGCGGGTGATCTCGTTCTTAATTCGCCTATAGTTCACAACATCGACACGCGGAATCTGTTACCGACCATGCTGATCAACTCGGCGCACATCGCAGCCGGAACTCGCATCGTGTCGGTAGATATCGTGAGCGCAACAGTCGGTCAGATAACACTCGATGAAAACGCATCAGCAAACGCGACTGCGGAATCACTTACAGTAACGTATTTCCCGGTTATATCGGACGATTGGATTGTCAAGAAAAGAGATAACTTCGTAGTGCCATGGGCGGAGCGGATCTGCCGTACATCATTCTCGGCTACACAGCAGATCGAAGAATACTACAGCGGTAACGGAACATCAATTCTCATGCTCAACAGAAAGCCGATAGTTTCGCTCGATGCCCTATCGTATACGAACGTCATGAGCAATCAATACGTTATCAATCTTCTCGCTATTCAGAATGTGAGCGAAGAAGGAATCTTGAAAGTACGTACGAACTTCAACGAATCGACTTGGATACCGATCTTTGCTAAAGGGCTCTTGAACCTCAGAGTGAAATATACCTATGGATACGCTTCATGTCCTGCCGATATAGCAGAGGCGATCAAGTATCTCATATGCGAGCAGATACTCGGACAACTCGCAGACCGAACGGGAGGAGGCTCACTAAGTGTACAGGGATTCAGCCGCAACTATGGAAATCGGGGGAAGTACACGAATGTAAGAAATGATCTCAGTCGTGCAGCTATGGCAATCTTGCGTAACTACATGACGGCGAATAGTGGAGCATAACGAATGCCGACATTCCCGGTTTCCCGAGAAGGGGTAAGCGAAGAAAAACGAGATGCGCTCATCGATACACAGATGATATGTCAGGAGCGCGGAAGACTCGTCAAGATCAGCCTTCGCGATGAACAGGATATAACGCGAGACGCTTACAACTCGATCAAGAAGCGCACCAACGTTACGGGGCTTTCCTGTTACGCATATCCGATTGAGTTTTCGCCTACCGAGCATCAGATGGAGAAAGCGGGAATTAAAGAAAACGTCGATGTACAGATTTATACGGCTCAACAGGATTGGATTGACGCGGGATTGAAGTACGAGGATATCGAAGTGATCCGGTCAACGGTCGAGCTCGAAGGATGCCGATATCAGATAAAGGCTAAGAATCAGGCTTCTCAATTCTCGGACACGTATCTTTATATAACTTTAGGATTAACGAAACTATGATGGCAAGAGTGAAGTACAACAGTAAATATAATTCTGTTAGAAAGCGATTGAAATATGTGGAAACGCATATCGTAGATTTTTTACAGGCTCATGCTATGAATTATGCTGTACGATTCATTCAGATCTGGAAAGAGGGAATTAAGAAAGATAACTTTGGCCTTACTCCTCTTACAAGAACACATGTTAATGAAGAGGGAAAAGTCGTCGAAGGTACAGTTGAAAAGAAACGGAGAATGACATTTAAAAAGGGCAGAGGAAGCGGACGAAGTAAGATCGATATTCCATACAAACAGCCGGAGACACCGCTCTATGGAGCAGGTCTCGACATCGATCAAAAGACGTATATCAACATGCTTCGTATTTTTAAATGGAGTAATGCGTATAAAGTAATGCCCTCGTGGGCGAAACATCATAAATCTGATCTGAAGCTCAAGGACTTATTCGATGTCCATGAGAAAGGCCGGACAATCATCAGAAAAGATGGTACAGCGATCCGTATTCCTCCACGTCCGGCCTTCTTTATTGCGTATCGCCGATTCCTCGCAGAGAAACGACAAGCGAACGCACCGGCTAAGTTCCAGAGAGAGCTTAATAAGTTTATCAGCACTGGTGAATCGTCATGGTTTTCAGAAATCATAAAGAAAATGAATGAGGGCGATAAGTACAAAGAGAAATGAAACTATCAGTTGATACTTGTACAGCTACAACCGGATGGACGATGACAGCGCCATCCGTGGTCTCTCTCAACCAGTTTGATGATTTCATCGCTGGGTTCAATAATGCGGCTTCGCTCATGTTTTATTTCAACGCGCTCGATGCGGTGCGAACAGTGACGAAGGCTTTCTCGCCTGCGATCGATTGTACTGGATACGAAGAACTCGTATTCAACGTCTACAGTTTTCGAAATGGGAAGCAGGATTACAAGAAAGCATCGGACTATACGTACAAGATTAAAATCGATTCGTCTCACGAGTTTTATTTCCCCGTATACGAATCATTCACACACGTTACGATCAGTCTTACAGGAATATCGTCTATAACTCAGATTGTGATAACGCCATTATTCGCTACGGATGATTGGCTTATAGTATCAGATATCATGATCGTAAAAGAGCAAATGCCGCTTGACCTATTCGTAGGATTGCAGGAAGGAATCGGCAAGGAACTCACTACGCTCTACGGAACGGGTCTATCGGTAGCGACGAACTACGCAGGGCTTACAGGTGATACTATACTCACGCTTACAGCTCCGAACTGGATTGATCGATATTCCGCAATCTACATCACAGACGGGACGCATCATGAAACGCACTCGATAGCGAACCGAACGGATACAATATTCACGCTTTCCGATCTATACGATGGAAATGCCCTGTTGCACGATTACACGGCGGCAACTATCTATCTGATTTTTCCCGTAGAATACGGAAAGACTCAGACGGATATCGTTCTCCCCTCGGTCACATGTTGGGGACTCGCCCCGGAAGACGTGCTTCGCGGATCAAAGCTCGAACGGATTGTAGATTCGTGGGCAGTAGGTGGGACACCGACCGAGAGACGCGAAGGGCATATCCATCTTTGGAATACGCTTATCGATTGCGAAGCGCGACAATCAGAAATACTCGCGATGCTCGGAGAAGCAGTACACCGCTTTATAGGCAAAGAGCTCATGTGGATCAACGGAAAGAAGCACGATCTATATGACGTAGTGCCAGCAACTGAAGTCTTGCCGACACTTGCCGGGGATATCGTGCCGAAGCTACAGTTTACGTCGTGCGTGGAAGTTAAAGAGGAATTGTTTGCGCGTGCGGCTATTCCGATAACGACTGATATAAATCAGACAGTGAATCTTACATAGGAGGAATCATGAAATATAGCGGCAACATGGATACGGAACCGGATCAAGCGGTAACGGTATCGAATGACAAGATAGCGAGCATCACGTTTCTCGAAGACAGAAAGTTCGAGCTTTTTGTAGGTGGAGAACAATTTACATTTCTCGGAACAGAGACAAAACAAATTCCGGCTTCGTATCTCGAACACCCGGATTTCATACAACAGAAAAAATATTTCTCGGTTAAAGGAGTATAACACATGAACATGAGGAAGCTCGGTATCCACGGGGCAAATCTACCGGTCAAGGCACCGAGTACGGTTACTCCTTCGGATTTCTCGATCGGTGCGATTCTCGGACATTTCGAACGCAGGTTCGACAAAGCTTTTCTTTGCCAGAACTTCGATGATTTCCGGTCAATCTTCGGGAATCAAATCAGCACTACTCAATACGGGTATGATGCCGTAAAAGGATTCTGGGACAACGTATCAGGCGTGAGCGCAAAGCTCTATGTGCAGTCTCATGTAGGATGGACGGGAAGCGCAATCGATGCGGTAACCGCGAGTCAGGTAGTCAACAATCAGGATTCGAATCCGTTGCTTACGATCAAGGATGCATATCTTGATACGCTCGGATACGGAGTCGGCGGGAACCGGACAGGGATCACGATCACGAACGGAGCTCGATTCTCGACGACATGCGGAACTACGGGAACGAAAGACGATACATTCGTTATCCTCTCTTCAGTTGCCGATGTCAAAGTCGGAGATACGATGAAGTTCGTAGCAACAGGAGGCGGCGGAGCGACAGTCTACAAGATCATTACGATTGTAGATGAGAATGCAAAGAAAGTAAGCTTCTCGGGAGCTTTCCACGCTTCGGCAAACATCGCGGTAACAGATGTTTGCACAGTTCTCGGAATCAGACTCCGAGTATGGAGACTCGACACAAAAGGATTCCTCAACGAAGTAGATACCGAACTCGGGAAAATCTATTGCTCGATCTCATCGACTGTAACTCAATACTACATTTCGAACATTTTCAAAAACTCGAAATGGATTCAGGTAACAAGAGCAGCTACAACGCCATCTACGCTTGACAAGGATTTCCCGCTCGATGTAGCAAACGCGACCTATCCCACGAACGGAGCGGATGGAACCGCACCGACAACGGCGGCACATTGGGCACATGCTCTTTCCAATCTCGATTCGCTTCCTGTACGATTCATCGCGAACCCGGAGACGAGTACGAAATCGATTCAGGACGCGATAGTGTCCTATTGTCAAGCAAGAACGGATGATAATCCGATTTGTCTCTACACGCTTCCAGAGAATCAATCACAAGCACAGCTCCTCGTATTAGGCAATAACGTCCAGAGTTCGAACGAAGTAGACGCGGTTCTTGTGGCTCAGTGGTTGACGGTCGATAACCCGTTCGATACTTCAATCTACGCGCCGCCTCGTAATATTCCGAATGTAGGACATGTCATGGGTGCGTGGATATGGGATATTGCAAATAACGGAATACATGTAATCCCTGCAGTCGCAAACGTGACATTACGAGGAGTCAACGGAGTCGAAGGCGATCAGATACTCAACGATGATAATCGTACGCTCGTAGCCCAAGCAGGAATCAACGTGATTCAGGACATCCCCGGCCAGGGAATCAGAATCATGAACTTTTTCACACCCTCGACAGTCCAAGCTTATCAATTCGCAAACGGTATCCTGCTCCGAAACTATGTAAAGATTTCGATCATCGAATCGCTTGCAGGTGATGTCAACGAACCGAATAGCATCGGACGGATACGCGAAGGTAAGATGGCGATCCTACAATTTGCGCAGAAGCTATGGGATCGAGGATCAACCGGATCAGTTCCCACGGGCGAGACGTTCGGACAGTTCGAACAGGCTGACGGATCGCTTACGAAGTTCGAAGATCATTTCCAGGTAATAGCCGATGCGACAGTCAACAGCATCACGACAATACAGGCGGGACAGAGGAACTATAACGTATACCTCAGCTACCCGACACCGGCAGGATCGATACTGATCTCGACCGGACTCTTACAGTTCTAAGGAGGCGACAATGCAAACCCGCGACATGGCCGAAAAAACAAGATTGCTTTTCGATGGAGTCGAAATACCCGGTCTTGTAAAATATGCAGGATTCACACTTGAAGAGGGGACAATCGAAGTTCCCGAGTTCTCGAAGATTCGAAACATAACGAACGGTATCGTCAAGGAACCTCTCATCGAATGCACGTACAAGATTGCACGTGATTCGAGTACGCATCAGTATTTTCGATCGTACTTTGAGAACAAAGAAACTCACGATATCACAGTCATTCGTACCGACCGCGACGGGAAAGAATTCGCGCGCGTACTTCTCCCGTCGACCGAATGCAACAAGCTCGTTGATCCTCCGTTCGATGGAGCATCGCCGACATACGCGCAAGTCGTAGTCGGACTCGTGCCCTGGGACGTGATCAAAGTTGCACCGGAGGCGTAAATCGTGAAACTACCGAAGGCGATATTCCTGAATGACAAGATTTACACCGATATAGAGATAAGAAAACCGAAAGCCAAAGTGCTCGCTGATGTACAAGAGACGGCGAGCACGGGCGATATATATTCAGCGATGTATCAGTTCATCCTCGGATGCACGGTATCAGTAAGCGGGGATGAGGCAATCGATGATTCTGGAAAATTGAAAGAGCTCATCAAGGCGATACCCTATCGCAGCGCTGAGCTCGTGGCAATCAAGATCATGCTCCTTGTTGACCCGGAAGATCATATCGAAGGAATTTATCAGTGCCCACGGTGCGGAAAGAAAATAATAGCGGAACTGAAAGAAGACTCCGACACACGAGACAGGATATCTGATCTCGCTATTATAGAGGAGGAAACTCCTTCGAATACGATATCCTATCAGCTTGAAAGTCCTATTATCATCAAGAACACGAAAGACGGATCGGTCATAATGGAAGTCGATTCCGTCGATCTTCGAATACCGACGCTTGCAGATTGCATCCTTACGGCGAAACAGGCGGCAGCTACCGGAGGCTTGCGATTCCAGATTGTACTCTATAAGAATTGTCTTATCGGAGTCGATGCAAAGTTCCGAGCGGAATGGGGCGTGTACTTGTTCGAACAGATGAGCACGGGCGACCTCAAGGCTATATATGAACCGATCAAGAAATATGGGCTTCAATCGACCGTAGAGAAACGCTGCTATGAGTGCGGGAAAGTGTGGGAGGCTTCGGTCAATACGACTAATTTTTTCGTTTCTGGTCTGCCGTCGAACTGAACGGCGTGCAGACTGAGGGAACGGAATGGGTAATAGAAAGCTTACGGTATATAGACGTAAGCAGAAAACAAATGATTGCCCAGTGCGTGCAGATTGCGCTCGATACTTTCGGAGCTATAGGGATAACCGAAATGATGGATATGTACATCGATGATTTTAAAATGATAGTCGAAGGATTAAGGAAGAAAGATGCCTGAAGGACGTGACGATATCGAGTTCGGCTTCAATCCTGAACCTTTTGTGAACGGATTCAAGAAGATGAACGAATCGATGGCTCACACTGAAAAAAATACCGAGAATCTCGTCAAGAAAATAAGCCAAGGAATGATGAGTGCTGTTATGAAAGTCGGAGCTGTAGCAGGTGGATTTCTCGGACTTAAAGCGATCATGGGCAAGATTCCTGAAATCGGAATGGTGTTCAAACAGGCGGGCGATATCTTCTTCAAAAATCTATTGTGGCCACTTCGGAAAGAGCTCATGCCGCTATTGCAAGGAATCCTGAACTGGGTACGCGATAACCGGGGTCAGTTTGTCGTGTGGGGTCAGACGATAGCAAATATATTTCGTGTCATCATGGTAGTTGGTAAAGAGATATTCGAAGTAGCAAAAGCAATAGGAAAAACGTTCCTCGGATTCATAAATAATGTGTTCGGTAGTCAGATAAAATCATTCGATGAGCTTCTGAATGTTCTCACGTTTAAGTTCGCACTCGTTGCCGAGTTCATCGGTGGTATCTTGACAAAGATTCTCGGGAATCCGTTTTTCAAAGACATCATATCATTTCTCGGAAATCTCGTAGGGATGATCGCGGGTATTGGTACGGATATCATCGGGCCTATAGTCGACGGGATTATGAGTTCAGGACTAAAGAATGCGGATGCGCCTATCAAATCAATCATGGCCGCAGTTGAAGGTCTCATGAAAACAATCAAGGCTTTCACGGGAACACCGGAAGTACAAGGATTTTTCAAACTACTTGGTAACGTCTTCGGAGATAGTGTGCAATTTGTTTTATTGAATTTTGCATCAGCACTGGAAGCTCTTACCGATGCAATTCAATGGCTCATTTTCGGAATACAGGCACTTATCGAAGTAGCAAAAGGAACACCATGGGATCAGATAGGTAAGATGGCAACAGACCTCGCATCGGCTCAAGGTGCACGATGGAGTAACATAGGAAAAGGATATCAATCACTAGGAAAAGATGTAATGAACCAGCTTGCACCGATCACGGGCATAGGAGGAAAAGAAGGACGAGCAACACCAAAACCCGGTGAGTATATTCCCTACAAAGTGCAAGATGCCCTGATCACCAAAGACGGAAAAGTCATCAAGTTCGATCCGGCGGATAACATCATGGCTTCGAAAGGCAACGGAGCTCATGTGTCCATCGGAGATATTCACATCACAGTCACCGAGGGGAACGCTCGACAGGCGGGCGTCAATTTCGCGAATGGAGTCTATGATCAAATCCGTAGACAGCTCAATCATGAATTCGTAGGGATAGGCAATTGAACATACCGAAATACGTATTCGCCTTACCATGGTTCATCTTCGACCTCTACAATAAACAGCTGATAACGACACCGATCATTCCGGGCGATATCTCGGACACGAAAAACATAGTACTCGTAGAGACTCCGATACCGGGTCTGAACTATGCGCCGATTCAACCGAGCGCAAACGGAAACCGAAAAATCAGCTTTACGCTTCAACTCATCAAACGTAACAACACTGTCGGAAATGTTCTCATGCTGAAACAGTTCGACCAGCTCAGGAACCAGGGAATAGGAATCGGGAATATATTTTCGGGCGTGCGCGGGCAATTCACACCGAATCCGAAAGTGCTCTACTATTGGGGCACGGGTTCGACGCCTCTTGAATACTATGTTTCGAAGTGTGACTTCTCGCATAAAAAAGGATGGGTCAATCAGCTCGGTTATCCGCAATATTCGGAGATAAGCCTTGAGCTCATCCTCGACGAGACGAGCCCACTCTACAAACTCGAAGAGGCTTTCCGAACGCTATCGGCTCTCGGCGGTGAAGCGCTCGGTGCATTCGATGTTATCGATAATCAAGTGCGTAATGGGAAGGCTTACTGATGGTAAATGATTTCCAAGTTCCGAACATAACTTTCACGGATATCAACGGGAAAACGTACACGATAAAAGATATTCGCCCTATCGTTCCCGCTGCATCGTCGTTTACGGTCGATAAACGCGCTGCGGAGCTTCTTGACTCTGTTGCAGTCAAGCCGGAAGTATTCGGAGACGGCGGAGAGGATAAGGTCTATAAATTGTTCGATCAGAATGTAGTTGCGATAGTTGACGCTAATTTTGATCTTACACAGATTCGAAAGATAAAGGTACCCATAGAGTGATCGGCCTTCAGAATAAGGACAGCGCTTTTTTCCTCATCGAATCACCGGATATCAAGACCGAGTTTCAAAACATATCCCGCGACGTTATCAGTTTCTCATACACCGAAGAAATGCAGAAGCTAGGTCAGGGTTCACTCGTCCTTCACGATTCTGATCTCACGCTCGCTAGAATGTTTCGAGTAGGAGCGCGTCTATTGATATCGTTCGGATATAAGAAATCCGATACGGCTCTCCAATCGCAACTCGGTAACATGATGAACCAAAATGAACTACTTGGACAGATCGAACGCCGGGGAATACTCGCATATGTCGTGAATCCGTCAGGTTCCGCAGAGAACGGAGTCATTACCTATAATCTTAATTTCGGAGAGTTCGGATATCGAGGGAATAAGGAAGCGGTTATTTACGATTCGGGAACTAAGGCTGATGTCGTGGCGCAAGTTTTCGACAAGCTCGGCGTATCCCGAACGCTTCGCGATATTCGTTTTGACCGTGGCGGGGAATCGGTAACGAAGCAAAATGCCATACGCCAGGAAGAAACATCATTCAAGTTTCTTTCAACTCGTGCATATGAATGGCAAGCTCTTTTCAAAATCGCTTATACACAAAGTGGGGAAGTGGCCGGGATGTTCCTTTCGCCTCGGTACCTGGGCACTTCCTCTTTTCAAAATCAGATTTTGCAGGCTTCGGGCTCTTCGAACTATTTCGATTACCGAGGAAAAGTATCGAATGTAATCTCGTACTCATGGGAAAACAAAGAGGGCGAATCAGGTACGGGTGACAACACTATGCTCTCGATCGTCGACGGGCAGATCATAGCAAGGAAATATATCGCCGATCAGTAGCGCGTTATTACCTATCGACTTAACCCGGACAAGATTCAACAGCATCTTGACGCAGCCGATGCAAAGAACGGTATTCAAGGTCAAATAGAATTCGTAGGTGAATATCTAAAGGTTAATGATTTTCAGGTACTTCTCCGGGATGGATTTTTTACTGAGATAGAAGGTACGACTGCACCTCAGGGCTATGGTTATACTATCAATTGCCACGTCATCGGCAATCCTCTTATCACACCTCCGAATCAAGCATACTTCGGAGATAATTTCCCGGACAACATAGGCGTAGCTCTCGGAGAATCTCAGAATAAAATCAAATGGTTCATCCGCAAAGCGACTCATAACATCAGCATGGCGGGATATTTCACGGATATAGAGATAGTCGATGCATTCTCGATCTCGCCTACAGGGGAGCTCATGTAATGGATAATACCCGAACCATCCGAGGTATGATCGAAGCGATAGTCATCGAACAGACGCGCTATCTCCGGCACTATGTCGGGCAAGTCGTGGACACAAACGACGAGACAAACAAAGGCATGGTCAAGGTACAGGTAGCACAACTCGGATGGATATCGCCTTCAATCGCTCCGTGGTGTTTCCCTCGCGATAAACGCGGAATGATTGTTCCGAAGTCGGGCGACTGGGTTGAAGTGTATTTCATAGCCGGAGACAAGAATCATCCGGTTTATCTCGGAATCGCAAACGAAATGAAAGACCAGGTTACGAGGTCGTATTCCGATACGAGCAAGGATGTGATATTCGAGCAAGGGGACGCAAGCTTGATTTTCGATGAGACATTGAAGCAGTTCATCCTTGCGAACGTGGTCAAGATTGTGCTCGATGCTAATCTCGGAATTACGCTCAATTCGGGAGACGCTTCGGGATGGCAACCTAACACGCTCGCAATAGATCCTATGACAGGACTACCTCATGGAGGTATAGGCGGCGGCATCGTTAAATTGAAAGGAGCTTGATTCGTGGGAACAGGAGCCCTTGGTGACAACGTAAAGACCAATATGGACGCTTTCATAGCTACGCTTACGACGGTTCAGAAAAACGCATTCACGGATGCGATTCGTAAGTCGATGATGGAAACTATGTTCAACGCGGTTGAGGATTGGGTGTATAATCCTACATTGACTATTGATTCTGCAACTCTTGCAACAGCGATTCAAACTCTTCCACATGGTCTTGGAGCACGCCCTAATTATGTAAAAGTTTCATTGCTTTGTTCGACTGCCGAATTAGGATTTGCTCAAGGTGACGAAATATTTAAGTTTGCCGAACAAGATGTAAGGCCATTTCAAGTAGTAGCCGATGCGACTAATTTTAAAACTTTTATATCCGCGAGTGTTCCTCTTGTTCTCAGAAAAGATACGGGAGCCGGAGCTGTGATAACAGTCGCCAATTGGAAATTTAGAATAAGGTACAGGTTAAATTAAATGCATACACTTGATCAGCTCGGAAGTTTCGATCTCTTTTTCAACTACGGCTCGAACGATCTCGACCTTGAGATTGAATCTGATCTTGTTCAAGGTTTGATTCAACCGAAGAATACGCTTTTTGGATTTCGCGATTTCGGGGCGGGCGTGAGTGAGAAAGAAAACTATCCGAACACGGTCAGCTTATCAGTTGGGCTCAAGTATGATATCGCGCTTCATATCGCGAAACAGAATCTACGAGTGAGCAATCAGAATCCAGATCGGCGTATAGCAGCAAGTCAGAACAGTATCAAAGTAAAACAATCGGGAGGGAATCTCGATGTACAAGTTCTCTATATACCGTATAAGGATTACAAGAAGTCAAGCAGCATTAGCCTTCCGTTAGGAGTATCGAAATGAATAATCCGATTCAGTACACATCAAGGAACTACGACTCCGTTCTTGCTGATATCAATTCCGATCCTCTGCTTATTGACAAGCCCGATTGGTGGAAACGTATCTGGGCAGGGATTTCCGATGTTCTTTCGCTCGGTATGAACGCGCAAGAAAATAATGCATATCTCGGAACAGCATTCACCCGTGCTGCAATCACTCAGCTTTGCGCTAATATCGATTATGCGCTAACTGGCCGGAGCACTTCAAGCGGATCGATTCTGTTCGATATTTCGCGCACTGCTTCGCTCCCTGTTACGATCGCTCAATCGAATCTCGCAGCTTTGACGGCGGGAACGATAGCGACGAGCTCGAAACGATTCGAAGCGCTTTCTTCTCTTGTTGCAGCGGCGGTGACAGAGAACTTTCTTCCAGCAGCAGTCAATACAACTACAGGCGTAATAACCACGGTAGCAGATTATCCTACTGGATCAGTTCTCAGGCTTACGAATGCCGGAGGAGGATTACCAACAGGATTATCGACAGGAACCGATTACTACGTGATTCGAATCGGAGCGACATCAATCAAGCTTACGACTTCCCGGACGCTCGCATTCGCAGGGTTAAGCCCGATTATCCCAAGCACACAGGGAACAGGAACACATACGCTACAGAATTACTCCTATGCGGTGACGTGCTATCAGCAACAGACTATCAGCTCATATATAGCAGGGACATCGAACGGTATTGATCAGTGGCAAGAGTATCAACTCCGAGATATCGGGATACTGCAATCGACGATATCCGTTATCATCAACTCGGTAACATGGACGCGGGTTGATACGTTTGTGAATAGTTCGGCAATCGATACCGTGTACAAGCTCATCTATAATACCGACGGATCGGCAAAGATCATGTTCTCGAATGGAACTCTTGGAGCGATTCCAGGAGCGTTTCCGATCAACGTTTCGTATGCGGTCGGTGGTGGTACTGTTTCGAATGTTACTACGCTGAACACGATCACAGTAAACGCCGGATCGGATAACAACGTAACTAGCGTGACAAACTCAACTACGTTCACGGGCGGAGCGGACGAGGAAGATATTGAGACGGCGCGTCGGCTTGCTCCGATTTTGCTGAAAACGCGCGATAGATTTGTAACGGTCGAAGACGGTGAAGCGCTTGTACTCGCGTATGGCGGGGTGAGTCTGGTCGTGATTATCGCGAATGCGTTCGGCCCGTTGAGCTGTAAGGTATGTGGCATAGCGCAGGGCGGGGGCGATTGCGGAGCGGCATTACGATCGGCGCTTCAAGCATACCTGATAACAAAAAGCGAGCTCGATTCAATCGACGTTAGATTCCAGGCGAGTACGATAACATCGTTCGCGGTGACATCGAGCGCGAAAGTGAACACCGGATTCGTATGGGCTTCGGATGTTTTGCCTTACTTCCGATTGGCTTGGAAGCTATTTCTATCGGAAGCAGGCGCGGAGATTCTGAATAAATACATATCGAATGGAATAGCGGATACCGTAACGCTCATCAATACCGTTTTCACGGAAGCATATACGAGCACGGATTATTCCGTAATCACGAATATCATGAATAGTATGAAAGCGATCGGAGCTCGAAACTATGGCGACTATATCGCGACTTCGGACGCTTACGCATTCGTGCAAGGCGGGTTATCGGACAGGATCGCGTATATGACGATTACGAGCACGACCCCGGCTTTACCATATACATCGGCGAATACTGAGATATCAACACCAGGCGCGTTGACTTTGGCGGCAATATGATACCAGTACCGAGCATAAATTACATTCCCAAGTTGCTCAGAGACGTTGCCGATGCATCCGGAACAGCGCTTACAAACAAGCTCGACACGCATCTTGATAGTCTGCTCACTGATGTTATCGGACTCGGATATTTGCTTTCACCCGACAGATGTCCTGATGCGGCGCTGAACGAATTCGGGTATTTCTTGAACGCCGGGATAACCTCACAGGATACAAGCCAACAGAAACGACAGAAGATTTACGGAGCGATCAAGGCGCACAAAAGCCGAGGTGAATGGTTAGGCGATGTCAAGCCGAAAATCGATCTCATCGTAGGCAACAACGCGGTATTGTTCCGGGCGATAGATGCGGGGGATTCGATATTCTGCGGGGATCTCGATACGCAAGATTTCACGGCGTTTAACTGGATGTGCTTCGGCGGAGGTGATACGACTTCAGCAGCGTTCGCAATCGATTTTATCGGCGATGGTACAGAAATTGAAGTAGCAGGAAATATATTCATCGATTGTCATTCAACGATTCACGTTTCGACACTCACGGCGGCACAGGTTCAACAGATCGTTAATACGATCATGGATTCGATACCGGTTTACTTTAGGATAAATCTCGGATATACTGATGTAACCGGGGCTTTCAATATTTATACGACTATTAATCCATAGGAGGGATTATGTTATCACGGCACATGAATGAGAAGTTTTCGGCGGGCAAACCGCTTGTCGATTATGATCGATACTACGCGCAGGATATCATACGGGATCGGAGATTCTTCGAAGAGTATGCAGGGCTCTTGATTCAGCTTGTCGAAAAGAACACGACAGACAATATGATTCTTTCCGGGCTTTGGTGCTCACAGGGTGCAGGGCATACGATGAACATCACTGCGGGCAAAGGGCTTGTCAAGTTCAACGTGACGATACCGAGCCGGACAGTCGCGTGGGCTATACCTCCAACAACGGAAGCAATCGACATAATGAAAGTCGTTGAAGCTGCGGCACAGACAAACCTATCGCTTGCCGGAATCGATACCGGCGGAGTGAATCACAATTACGCAAAGCTTGCATTCGTGGAGACCGACGGCAATACGCGAACGTTCGCGAAGAAAGCGGGAACTTACGCATACGAGACGTACCCGGATATCGTTATAACATTCGGAACAGCGGCTCCTACAGCCTACGAGCTTAAGCTCGCAGAATTTACTTCGAACGGCGTAACGCTCACATTCATCAATAACGGAACACGGCAATACCTCGGAGCTGGTGCGGAAGATATCACAGTTTATACGCAGGCAGATTTTAACGCGATCGTTGAACGAGTCAGCGCGAATACATATCAGTTCAAGACCGGACTTCAGTCGATCTATTTCAAAAATCTGTCGGGCGGTTACCTGATGAGTGGAGTACTATCAGGCGGAGATGCTTACGGAGTGCTTCAGACGAATGGGGTAACTCGTATCGTGATGGAAGAGGGAACATCGTTTCACTTCGGGGACACGGCAGGATACTTCCAGGTCAACACCGCGGGATTTATCGGTGATGGAATCTATGTACAGGGCACTGGTAATGCTGCGGCTGCCGTTTCGTATTCGTTCCTTATCGGCGCTGAACGTTGTACGCTTCGAAACTGTATAACACAGAATCGGTACACGAATACCGACTTTGCAGGATTTGGAGGAGCGAACTACAAAACAGCGGCTTTCATCCACTGCAAAGTAATAACCGTAAAATGCGCGACGGCAGGGGCAACGCTTCGAGCGTTCTACCAGTGTTTTAACATGACCGACTGCTATGTATCGACGTTCACACCGGCTAATGGAATTGTGAAAGTAATTGATTCGTGCGAGGAAATCAACAACCTGTACATCACGGGAGTGAGCACGGCGAATGCGCTTACGGTCGTGTATAACTCATCGAACATAACAGGATTCGATATTACGACGGTGACGGGGACTACTGGGCAGACTGTCAAGATAATGGATACATGCAATAATATTTCAAGTGGAATTATCCAAACTATAGCAACGGGAACAATAACCGTAATGTCTGCTTGTAATAATATTTCAAGTTTTAATATTACAGGAATTACGGGAGCTAACGGGGTAACTATAAAGGGAATGGATACTTGTAATCAGATATCTTCTGGAATATTGCAGAACTTTACAAATGGGATTATAAAAGGACTTGATACTTGTCTTAATGTATCAGGTGTTCAATGTTATAATTTTGTCAACGCGAGTACTGATGCAATATACGGATTTAGTGCATGTATTGAAATATCTGGATGCAAAGCATTAACGTTAACAGCTAATAATGCTACTTCTTATGGATTTAGCACTTGTACTCAAATGTCATCATGCAAAGCTGATGGATGTAGTTCTGTTACAGGTAATAATGGAATTGGATTCGTGCAAGGTATCGGTATGACAGGATGCTATGCCGCTAACTGTGATCTATATGGATATTTCGGATGTAAGGCTATGGGATTTAATACATCCGGTGCAGGTAATGGAGCAAACTATAATACGTCATATGCCGATCATGGTACAGGAAACGCTGCCGCAGATACGGCAGCAGGCGGATATAATGCTTAAAAATCAAAATGTCCTTTTATTTCAAATCCTATTTTATCCGTTGTTAAATCGGCTGTCGGGAAAAATGGGAAAAATGTGTGGATACATTTATGCTCATAGATAAACGAAATGCCTTTTATTGGTTCTATTCCTGCATATGTGATAAATGTTTCAATACCAGGAGAAAAACGGAAGAAATCGCCATTAAGAGAATTAGCAAAAAGAGTTTTCCAACTTCCACCTATTTTAAACAAATTAAAAGCTTTAGCATCTATCTTAAAAGTTGCATCATAAGGGGCATAAATAGGATTACCGGAATCCATACAATCAATAATTCTATTTTCGAAAGTTTGCGAAGGACTATATCCCATCTGAAACGCAAAATCAACACTCAACCACGGGTCAGCGCTCGCTTCGAACGCAACCAGAATCATCAGAACTACCATAATCTTCTTCATATCATCCTCCATATCTATAATATAGTACAATCGCTATTAAATGTCAATAGGAGGTACGCAACATGAGCGACGATTTCAGATTCACGCCCGAAAGTATCGAAGCCATCTCGAAGCTGTTCAAGAGCGCTCTTTCGACGGTCCAACAAGAGCTTGCATTCGTCAAATCGGAGCTCAAATGTCACACTGAGAAACAGGACGAACGGGACGAGAAGATCAATACTATGATTGTGACCGCCGCTCAGTCTATCGAAATGAACCGAGACACGATACGCAAAATCAACGATATCCCAGAAATGGTACACCAAGCGAGTCTCGATTTTTTTCGACCTGAAGTCAAGAGGCTCGACGAGAAAATCGACGGAGTGAAATCCGACCTCAAAACGCATCTTGACGAACAAGACAGAACGAAGAAATTATACCAGAAATCGCTTGCAGTAGCGATAGGAACTTCGATAGTATTAGCTATAATCGCGGTACTCGGATTCTTCGGGATCAGGATTCCAGGAGCGAAACCTTAAAGGAGGGTTGCTATGTGGGACAAAAGACGGCTTGTGGTAAACGATCTCGCAGAGATTGATTATCTCATCGTACATCACAGTGCGGGTGATCCTATGCGAAATGCTCCGGACGATGAGGTCAAGAACTTCCTCAACGGTATCGGGTTTGAACGCGGATACAAACCATACGGATACGATTTCGCAACAGGATACTCGCAGAAGTTCGGGCAAAATCTCCACAAGCTCCCGGACGGCGGAGGAATATCATATTGCGAATACCATTACTGCATACATCCTTACGATGCAGATGGGAATGAATACGGCTACCGGTTGATACAGCTCCTTGACGATCCGATGCGGCAGGATTCCGCATCGATCGGGTTACGCTTCCAGGGTGAAGAGGCGGCAGCGATGCAGAAACGCGCAATCTATTACAACTCGCGATCGATAGCGATCTGTTTCATGGGCAATTACGAGATTGATGAGGCACCGGATAAAATGATCGATTTCTTCGTATCGCTCTTCGGCAAGCAGAAACCGTTATCCTGGATACTGAGCAAGAATCCGATGATTCGATTTATCGGGCACAAAGATACGCTCGATGCTACGAGCTGTCCGGGCAAGAACCTTCACGAGTATGTACCGATCATGCAGAAGAGAATATATAGTTTGACAACCATATAACTTATATGATACTATATCGACGTATACGGAGGAGTGATGGCGAAACAACGGAAGACGATCGAAGACGTACTTTCTCGGATCGCGAATAAGTGCTCCGAATTTTATGTAGACGATAAAGCTATACAGATCGATATCAGACAAGCCCTTCTGTGCGTTAAGCAGCTCCGAAAACGAGAACGTGACGCAATTAAATACGAAACAGAAATAATCCCGCAAATGGCCGAAGAACTCCGCAAGCTCGGGTTCAATCCCGCTCCCGATGAAACCGATTTCAATATCATAGCGTATTTTGCGGGGAACCGATGAGAGTAGTCGATCTCGGAGATATGCATGTAGGGTCAAGAGGCGCTCTGTCGATCAATCAATCCGAGATCGGGAAAAAAATCTATCGCAAATGGCAAGAAGCATCGAGCGGCGAATGGTCTAAACCGGATATTCTTATACTCGGTGGCGATCTTATTCATGGTCAGAACCGCAAAACTTCCGGTTTCGGAGCATGGACGAGTGATCTTCTCGAACAGTGTGATGAGGCTACAAAGCTCATCCAGATGTGGGGAGCGAAAAAGATATTCTGCGTCCGAGGTTCGGGTTATCATGTTGACGCGAACAACACAGGGCTACAGTGTGAAGAGCTCATCGCTCGCAATCTGAACGCTGAACTATTCCCCGATGGAAGCGGTAATCGATCAGGCTGGCACTGGTACTTAACGATAGAAGGGATAACGCTTCACGTCGAACATTTCATTCAGGGCTCCCGATATTTTGCATACAAGGCAACCCCGCTCGCACGAGAGATGATGCAATCAAAGCTCAACGAAAAACTGATTCAGGATATGACCAAGATGAAAACCGACATCGTAGTTCGACATCATGGGCATAGTTACATCTGCGTCAAGTATCGCCGGATGATGGGCGTAGTCTGCCCATCATGGACGGTGCCTGATGATTTCCTCAGCAAGCAGGGTGCTCTCTCGCAATCGCCTGACATCGGGTTTCTTGCATGGGATATAAAAGATAAGAAATATCGATTTGATGATTCGAATATAATCGGGTTTACCGAAGTACAGCCTATGCCTTTAACGGTGGTAATGAATGGATGATATCAGTATCGATCGAGACGATTTTTTATCAGAGCTTCGAGCTATTGCGGATGAACAGAAAAAATTGTACTCTGATTATATCACGCTCATAGAGATATCCGAGATAACAGGTATTGAGCCGCAGTGCATCAAGAAGCGAGCTGACAAGATGGGGATGCAGGTGATTCGGATCAATTCGCCCATTGCAGGGAATAAACCAGTGAATTGCGTATCCCGTGAGGATGCGAAACGTTTAGTCAAGGGGGAATAGTATGTTCGATTTCGGAATGATTATCGGAGCGAGTATCGCGCTCGTGTTTCTTTTCGCTGGAGCTTACGGCAAGGGATTCATCGATGGAACTGTCAACGGGATTCGCAAGATTGCGGCATGGATAAAAGGATTGTTCAAGAAATGAGAACTTGGCCGGCTGATGTCACACATATCGTAGGCTGCCTGATCGCAATCGGAGGGGCGCTTATTGTTGGACTTAAGGGTGACGCAAACGGGGTTGCGATTGCAGCAATAGGAGCGGGACTCGCAGGCGGGACACACTATTTCAAGAGCCGCATGCAGACTCCTGCGGCGACGATCGAGGAAGGGGAAGAGGAGAAAACATCATGACCGAACTCGCAGAGATCGAAGCCGAACTCTCCGAATTAAAAGCGCGCCTTCCACTCGTCAAAGGACGAGAGACAGAAGTATACGATAGGATTGTGGGTTATTATCGACCTGTAAAGAACTGGAATCCTGGGATGACTCAGAATCAGAAAGAAAGAGTGCGTTTCGATATGCCGAAGGAGGTAACATGTGGCAACGTTTAATTGTTGTCAAGATGAATTAGAATGTACATGTCCTTGTCATTCGTATCCTAATATCAATCATTGTATGCCGTGTTGTTCTACCTGTGAAATATGTGGGAGGCATTATATCGATTTAAAAGAACATCTTAAAATAAAACATCCTGAAAGAAATAAAGATAATTTATTAAAAGATTGACCTTTTTATATTCGATTATGAATAAGGAGGATCGATGTGGCAACATTTCTCAAATGGCTTCAGGCGAACTGGTTTTGGTTTATTATTGGTGTTCTTGTCGTTTTGTGCGGTTGGGGCATATGGTCAACACTGTCTCTCGGAGGAAAACTGGCAACGGCTGAAAGTATTGCTGCAAGAATCTCTATCGATCTCGGACGCGCAAATAGCCAGCTTGCAAGCATCCGATACGATATTGACTCGCTTAGAAACATCAATCGGGATATCGGACAAGACGCTGCAAATCTTAGGAACGAAAATAAACAACTTAACGAATTTGCTATCGCTCAGCGAGCAAAACTCAAAGAAGCTCTCTCAATCCTTGACGGATCAAAATAATATGATGCTCTGGATTGCGGGCGGCTGCGCTATAGGCGGCGTAATCATAGGGATTCTCATCCGAGGAGTGTTTAAATGATAAAACGATATGTCGTATTCGCTTTGTTGTTTATCATACTGTTTGGTATGTTATTCGTCTCATTTTCGGCCTTTTCTGAGACAAAACTTCAAGCGATAGCGGATACAATCTTTTCTGAATATGGCCGTCCGATATGTTATGGAAACGCTTATTTCTGGTATCCTGCAGGATATTGCATCATGATCCTGTACAACGAGCATGCGGAAATGCTTTTTATAGCATATGCCCGCGAGGATGGCGACCCTCTTAAAATCATGGAAATAACTGCGTTTCTTGCGGGCAAGGGCGCGTTCGAATTGATCGAATCGACGATGGACAGCGACGAATATAGATCGAACGGCCTGGTAGCCTTCTACGATCGAAAATCCGCAATTCTCTTCATAGTTCCCGAATCCAACTACTCGAAAAAGAAGCTCCTTTCGTAAATTACCTATCTTCTCTCCTCCACGGGGCGGCCTTTGGGTCGCCCTTCCTTTATCAGGGCAAATAAAAAAGGCGGTCTACCAAAAAGTAGCAAACCGCCTGTGCGTTATACTGCGTTTTCGTCAAGCTATTTTTCCAGCACGTCATCGATATCTCTTTCGATATGCATCGCCTCGTTGTGTTCATCGCATTCGTTACACCCGAGGCTACGCCCGCGCAACATCCCGCATTCTGGGCATATGCTATCATCTTCGGGTTTAGAGTGCTCTTTCCAGTATTCCCTCGCATCACTCAAGATCGCGCTTTTCAGTCCGAAATCTCCGTCATAAATTCCGAACGCTGCCAGTTTGTCCAGCGTATCGGCAGCAACTTTTTTCGAATCGAAAGTACCTTGCTCATAGAGTGATTCGATTATTTCGCGCATCTCGGCTATTATTTGTCGGTCTGTCATTTCGTCACCTCCTCGAATGTTCCGTCGCATGCCCAATAAAAATCCGAATCACAATATCCGCCATCGACAAAAAGAGCAAAACCTTCCTCGTTTATATCAACACATTTTCTCGGTTGAGGAAACGAATTCGGATAGAATGTCGATATATACCAATGCCCCTTCTTAAATCGTTCAGCCGGTTTTCGCCCGCGCCATTTAGGTGATTGTTTCCGCTTCGTGTCCATGATTGTGTAAACAGAGAACACACAGACCGCACCAAGAATCAATCCTAAAATGTACGCATGAATTATGTTCATAGCCCCTCCTTTTCCGCACGTTCGATTTCTTCCGCTGTACATTCACGCCAATTTTCATTCTCAAATTTGTACCATTTATCAGCATTGCTCGGAGTTACGATTCGAGTTTTAACTTTCAGGGTACTCGTATAATAACGGATAATTTGTACAGAATTTATGCCCGCTTTCTGCGTGGAGTTGTAGCCCGCTGTCTGCGTGGATTTGTCGCCCGCTTTCTGCGTGGAGTTGTAGCCCGCTGTCTGCGTAGAGT